AAATGAAATTGAGGAGCTGAAAAATGGCAAATGAAAAATCTTCATGGTACAATAATATCAATTCTTCTGTAATTGATAAGTGGCGTATCTGGCCTAGAGGACTGATTACTCTATATGGTATTATGTTTTGGCGTACAACAGAATGGTTCATGGCATTACCAGAACCCACTGCCCCTCAAAGTGCATTTGTAAGTGTCATCGTAGGTGCTGGAGCTGCATGGTTTGGACTTTATGTCGGTTCTGGTGGAAAGAAGGATAGTTAAGATGGTTGAAGAAAGTACCGCTGCAGCAATGAAACGCTTATCTGATGAGATGTTTAAAGGAAGGGCTGAACAAACTGCGGCGTTAGAAAAACGAGCAAAACAAGAGGTCTTAACAGCAAATCAATTTAAAGCACTAATAAAACAAAATGAAGAAGCTGCCAAAGCAGCAGAGAATGGTGATAAAGAATTAATTGCTATTTCAGAAAAAACTCAAAAAGCACTTGATGACGCTAACAAATCAAAAAAAGACCAAAAAGATGCTGCAAATTCATTAAAACTACAAAGAGAACAACTTGAATTAGCTAAAAAGGCTTCTGGTTTTAGTGAAAAAAGATTTAGAAAAGTAGAAATTGCAAATGCTGCTCTTGAACGACAAAACCAGATTTTGGAAGAGTCTGAAAAAGCTCTTAAAGGTTTAGGAATAGATTCTAAAAATAATAAAAAACATAGAAAACAACAAGTAAAAGCAGCAAAGATGGAATTGTCGCTTGCAAAAACAAGCGGTTCTGCTGATGCTGAAGATGAAGCAAAGAAAAAAATACGTGATGCAAGAGGAAATAGCTATTTAGGAAAAATAGCAAATGGTATAACAGACATTAAAAATAGTGCAAAAGATAAAGTAGTATCTGGAGCAAAAGGACTCTTTTCTATGTTTAAAAAATTTGCGTTTGGTGCATTTTTACTTGCCACCATAGCATTTTTAAACTCTCCATATTTTGATAAAATGATAAAGGCTTTCAAAGAGGATATTATTCCAGCTTTAACAATACTTATTGATGATTATATTGTACCTTTTGGTAAGTTTCTCTTCGGACTAATCAGTGGTGAAAATGAAACAATAAAGAGTATTAAAGAATTTACTAAAGGAACAATGTTTGAAGGTGTAACTGACGGTCTTTTTAAAGTTCTTGGCGGTCTTGTCGCAGCTTTGAGTCTTGCTGTATTATTCAAACCATTTTTTGCAGCAAAACTCTTAGTTGGTGGAGCTTGGAAGCTTACAAAACTTTTTGCTGGATTTGGTAAAATGGCAGCAACACTTTTGGGTTTTGGAAAGGCAACTGATGCTGCAGCAAAAGGAGCTGCTGTAGCTGCAAAAACAGCAGGAGTTGCGACTACCGCAACAAAGGGTGCTGGCGCAGCTGCTAGTGCAGTGAAGCCAGGATTAAATATGCCTAAAGCAACTGGTCCAGCAAAACCAACAAAGTTATCAAGTATCACTAATGCAGTAAAGGATAAATTTACACACCTTAAAAAGTTTCCTGGCCTTCTGAAGGTTGCAAATAAAATACCATTCATAGGTACAGCTCTTAGTGGAGCACTTCTTGTCAATACACTGATGGATGATACTAAATCAGCAAAACAAAAAGTTCAAGCAGTTGGTGCTGTCTTTGGTGGATTACTTGGTGGTCTTGGTGGTGCAAAATTAGGAGCGCTAGCAGGAGTTCTTGGTGGCGGTCCAATTGGTGCTTTAGTAGGTGGGCTTGGTGGTGGGCTTGGTGGTTATTTTGCTGGGGACTATATTGGAGGAAAATTAGCTGATTATTTAATGACAGGGGAACAACCTAAAACTGGTGCTGCAGGCGATATGGATGCAATGATGGAACAAGGTGCTGGTGCAGATATTCCTAAAGCTAAAGAAAAATTTGGTGGTAAAAGAAGTATCAAGTCAGCAAATGCAAGAACCGATAGAATGAGGGCCCAGAAAAGTGGTGAGCCTACTCTTAGTTATACTCCAAATCCTAATAAAGATGCTTCAAGGATTAGTCCCGATCCATTTGCTAAGCTTCAACAAAGTCCACCACCAGTAATAGTTAATGCTCCAACAAATGTAAATGCTCCTACTTCTAATAATGTATCATCAGTTGCAAATTCTTTAATTAATACTGATAGAGTTACAGATAAACTAACAGCAGTTGGTTAATAAAAAACCCCTGTATTTCTACAAGGGTTTCTTTTTATCGTTTGATGGTAACTCCACCATCTTCATTGAATTTTAGATTTATCCACTTAGCATTTTGTGGTGGACAAGATGTTCGTTCAGAGGGTTTCTCTTCAAACCAATCTGCATAACGCCTTGTACCAGAGAACTTATCACCCAGAGGTTCACTTGAAACCTCTGTTACTGGCTGTGCGGTGGGTGCTGGTTGTATACTTTCAATCGCAGAAACCAAGTCATTTACTTTTGAATTGGGCCCTACAGTAATACCAGAACCAACATAGTTCTTGACAAGATTAAAGTCATCACAGTTCATAGTAGGTGGATTACTTAGTTTAAGTGTTCCACGCTCAACATCGTCACTACACTTAATCGTTACACTGTTTGCACTAGCAGCGGTACTAAAAAGTACCACTGCTGATGCGATCATAATAAAAGTCTTCATCAATTAACCTTCTTCTGCAAGTTTTTCAAAATATGACATAGTGTCATCATCGTCTTCAGTATTACTCATTGATACCGTAGGAGCAGGCTCCTCTTTCGTATCCACTACAGTAGTTGTAGAGGGTGAGTCATCAAATGCATTGCTACGTTGTAGGTCTGTTACATTACCAACTTTAGTAGTACCTGACAGAACTGTATTCAAACGAATCTGCAACTCATCATAGGACTTGAAGTTAGTTGGAGCAGTAAACTCTGAAAGAGAATATTGTTTTCCCCAAATCTCTTCTAACTTCTCATCATCATCAGCAAGAGCAGATATAGCTTCAAACTCTGACTTATCATAGTTCCAATAACCGTCTACCTTACGTAGCTTCAACTTGAAGTTTGCACCTTCCCAAAAATCAAATGGATTTACTGGAGTCTCATCTTCAAATGCAGGCTGCATTGTCTCCATGACCTTATCAAAGATTTTCTTACCATAGCGATAAAGGAATACTTTACCTTCATTCTGTGGATTTGCGCTATCTTTGACAACGTAGATGTTGGAGTAGTACTGCAACTTACGCTTCTGTTTACGTGCGATCTCTTTATCAGACTCTACACCAGAGTTCCAAAACTTGGTATTCAGTTCTGATACTGGATCATTTTGACTAATGGTGGTAAGAGAGTTCTCAATATACCACTGACCAGTTGGGCCTTGAAACGCATGGTTCCAAAGTTTTACCCAAGGAAGTTCTTCATCCTTTGGTGCTGGAAGAAAACGAATGATTGCAAAACCGTTACCAGTTTTGTCCATTACAGGTTTCCAGATACGCTCATCAACGTATGACTTCTTTTCTAATGGTTTGTTTTCTTGTTCTGCTGCACCGAGCAGTTTGTCCAAAGAGTTGGACTTTTTCATTGCGCTTAACGACATATATATCTCCTTATGTTATCGTATGTAAATGTATGTTTTATCGTATGTTTAATATACCACAAAGTTTTGTTTTTGTCAAGTACTTTATGTTTTTTTCTAGGAAAATACTTTCATTTGCAGGGTCAACCCAATAAAATTCAGTATCAGGAAACTCATTAAAAACAGTACCCAATTGGTTTATCCAGCTAACTGGAGTAAACCCTCTTGCATCTTCGGGAAAATAATAGTCAGTTCCCTTATAGATGTTATTTATAAGTTTATCTGGTGAGGTTAAATCAAACCCTACCATGTACACCTCTTTCGCTCCCTGTTGACAAGCAAGGTGTATCGCTGTATTACCAGCTGACCACTTCTTAGGAAAGTCAATGTCCCTTATACTATCATCTTCGTTGACGTAGGTAATCCAGACACCGACATCCTTATTCATTTTGATTTGTAAGTCTTTCATATCAATATTAGGAAACTGTTTTATTGCAGACTCAATTTTCTCATTGAGTGTAACAGGATCAGTACCAGCAATCACACACTGGTCTGTAACAGTTTTACTTTTATGAACAAAGTTTTCTGGAAAATCAAATCCCATCAATAAACCGTCTACAGCACTAGCAGGAAGTAAGTTCCAATCTGCAAACCAACACTGGTTCCATTTATGGTATCCTGAGTCATGTATCTCTTGTTGTATTCCATAATCTATAGCGACTAGATTATTAACGTCACCGTCACGATAGATTGCATTACAGCCCCATGTAATTACATTATTTTCGTTTATCTTATTTTCATTTGGATTAAACCAAGCTCTAGACTCACCATTACCTAGTACTAAATGTCTAGTCATGTATTCTATCTCGTAGTTCTAGTACACGCTTTTCTAAAACACTTACGGTTGTTCGTAAATTTCCAGTATCACTATCTGTATAGCGACTTTTTATTAAAGCAATTTCTTCCATCAAAATAATAATCTTATCTACACCAATTATATTACTCTCGTTATTATACATCTCTTAATGCCTCCCATGAGTTAGGAAATAGTTCTTTAGCAAGAACATCAATTTTATCTGCAACCATTTGAGTTTCAACTTGAGCGTCTGGTTTGCATCGTAGGTTACATACACGAGCAAATGCCATGAGTGTACCACTCCAGTACCATTCTGTATACATGGACTGTGGTAGAACCATTCTGGCCATCTCTGGTGCAATTCCAGAGTTTAACATATCTTCATATGTTTCTTTACATAATTTGTGGGTAGAAGCAATACTGTATTTTACAGTTTCATCAGAAGAACCTTGTTTCTTATCCTCTGCTGCAAGACGCCATTCAGTAGGTTCATAAAACTCTACTTCTGTATCTACATAACGTCTGGATACTTCGTTCCACACTAAACCAACCTGATGTTTAACAAGTTGTCTGGCCACAAAGATAGGAGCCTTAACGTGAAACTGCATAGACGCATGACCAAAGGGACTCCAGTGATTATACTTTGCAAGATACTTAATTAGACGTTCATCACCTTCTTTTAGAAAACCTTCAACCTTTCCAGCTTCTGGTATAGAATCCCATTCAGATGTTTTTGAAAAGGATACACGGGCAGCATTAACTACACTCAAATCACTTCCCATATGGTCTATTAGTTTAACTTCCATATTCACTCCTAAAAATGGTGCCGGTGGTAGGAATCGAACCCACAACCTATTGCTTACAAAGCAATTGCTCTACCGTTGAGCTACACCGGCAATTCCACTTATCCCCGCTTTTTGAAGCGGTCATGTCTACGAGGAGAATACCCCTTAGGCCATGCTGGTTGTCGTGCTGCAAGTTTAGTAACTCGCTCACCTAACTCATCGTTTTTAGCGTTGAGTTCAGCATTGTCAAATTGCAATGCTTTAATTTGGTTCTCAAGAGTAATAACTTGACTCTCAAAAAACCCTTCTTCCCGAATGGTGGGATTACCATCCAAGTGTACAGTGATTTCCATTAACTGGACTCCTCTATAAGTTTCAATAATTTCATTCTATACCTTTCGGTATCAATTGTCAAGAACCCTTTGTAATTTTTCATAAGTTTTTTTACATCAGGCCACACAAAATCATCCCATACTAACTCCTTATCCCATTTCTTACTAAATTCAACAAGTTCATCCAATATAATCATAGTCTCAACAGAGACTCTTTTACCCAAATACTCTTTGAGTAATGTAGGATGTTGGTCATCTGTACATTCAAAAAGAGGTTCAAAGTTCTTAATAAATGGCTGCATCTCTTGAGAGAAGAGTTCATAGAACATCTTCTTTCGTTGCATCCATTCTTCATAATTTTTAGTGCTAAAGTTTGCAATGTATCCTTCACGTTCTTTAATAAAGTTTGATACAAAATAGTTAAGGAGTTCTTTATCATTATACCTAGTAGCAGTTTTGACAAAGAAAATGCGGTCTTTCCGTTTCCAGAATGAATCTCTAGAAACTTTCGTTTTACCGCTAAATCTGTGGTAATCATAATTACCTTTGAAGTGAGCTTTCAAAGCACAATACATTAGATAGGTATCAACTGCTTGCATCGTCTTTTTTAAAACCGTCTTCTTCTACTCTATGTTCATTTTTGCTATCACCGATACTTGCTGCAATGAAACTGGCAGCTGCAAGCATAGGAATAACATATATCATCTTATCAGTTAGAAATGCTGTAAGGTAGGTTGGAAAGAGAACAATCGCTCCCTTTACCAAACCTTCCTTTAATCCTTTTTTAATTTCCATATGATTTGAGGATTGTATCCCTCAGATTCCATTGAGATTGAAAGTGAATTTGGGTCAGCATCTACTGGACCTACACGATGCCATGTGTATCCTGCTTCTATGTCTTTTTCAACTTTATCAAAAAACTCTTTATTGTCTGCTACAAATAGTCCACTAAAAAGTGCTATTACTAATATTGTTCCCATAATATATTCCTTATACTGGTAGTTGTGCGTGTCGAGGAAGAAAATTCAAATCTCTTGCATTTGCTTCGATCTTCTGTTTAAGAGCTTTAGATATCAAATTACCTACTGTGTCTGGTTCGATACCTTCTTTTTTACAATACCAAAGCACTGCTTCCATATGTGTAATTCTTTTTTCTTGTGCAATCCCCTCTATTTTAAGAGAGAATGTTTTAGTCGTATTCATCAATAATCCTATTTGTTCAATTCACTTCTTTTAGTTTTATAATCAGCAACTGCTGCTTTGATTGCGTCTTCTGCTAGGATACTGCAATGTATCTTAACTGGAGGCAGTGCTAATTCTTTAGCAATATCTGTATTTTTAATCCCATTGGCTTCTTCCAATGTTTTGCCTTTAATCCATTCGGTAACTAGACTTGAGCTTGCAATAGCTGAGCCACAACCAAAGGTCTTAAAACATGCATCTTCAATTACTCCACCATCATCAACTTGGATTTGTAGTTTCATAACGTCACCGCAAGCAGGCGCACCAACTAGGCCAGTACCTACGTTATCTTCATTCTTATCTAAAGACCCAACATTACGTGGATTTTCATAGTGATCTAATAACTTATTACTGTATGCCATTTTTTATTCCTTTAAAAGTTGGGGGGCTAACCATGACCCCCCACGGGTGTATTATGTCACCACACATTAAACATTACGCTGTGCGTAGTGCTGCATAACCAGCAGCAACAACTGCTCGTGTTGGTGTACCAACCATATACTTCATATATGTTTCACCGTTAAAAGACGATACACGCTTGTTCAGATAGATTGAAAACCCTTCTGAACGAAGTTTACTAATAACAGCACGAACATTCTTAACACCATAACGTGATGTAATCTGTTTAGCGGTTAGTTCTGCACCATTTTCAAGTGCGGTGGCAACCTTAGCTGCCTGGGTAGTGGTAGTAGTCATTTAAATGTTTTCCTTAACATTACAAATAAGTTGGAAACATTCCAACTTTTAAATGGTAGTTTTTAGTCCTATAAAGAGAACTACCAAACTCATTAAGTGTCGATATAGCAATAGGTTGCCGTCACTTAAATAAAGTGGTGGGTATTCTGTTGCAAGGAACCCACCGAACCCCGAAAAATTATGCAGCTAGTGCATAATCTTCATGTGCAAAGTTATCGTTTGCGTTTAGTTTTTTGACCAATAACGGAGTCATCCGACAATTCTCCACTTCTCTAATCAACACCTGTCGATCCTGTTTCGCCCCCATCATAAATTCACTTTGACCTACAATATGAACTTATGGTGGAGGCGTTGGGCACTGCCCCCAAGTCCAGCCTATTTTTCAATCTGTTTCATCGAACTGTAACTATATTTATACCACACTTTAGCCTAATTGTCAAGTACTTTTTTTATAAAGATGTTCCCTTTGTCATATCTTTAAATTTTCCAACACCTACTACTAATATACACAAAAGTCTTTCTTCTAATGGCATTTGTTCAAATACTGTAAAACTTCCAGTTTCATTATTGTATGTAATTGTAACCATTGGAGTAAGGTTATTACCTGTATTTGGATGTGTTGCTTTACTTTCTCCTAAAAATATAGGAACCTCACGATATTTAGTATACATACTGTTTAGAATAGCATCTGCTCTTCCACACACGATAGGTTTACTGCTAGTAACAAGTTGCTCAGATGATATTTCGTTATCCTTAAAAGGGTTTACTGATGTAATTTTATTTTTAACGACTTCTAACTTTGTTTCTGTATCAGACGATTGCGTTGTTTGACAACCCACTATTAGAAACATCGCCACCAACATTGATAGATGTTTCATTCTGTACACTCCATTCGGTAACTGTTTCTTTCAACATAGGAAGATACTCTTCCTTATCCTTTATAAATTCTTGAACAGTGCCATCCTCAGTTACCACAAGAATGACTACTTGATTTATTTCAATTCCTGTTCTTTCACCAAACATCTCTGCATACGCTGAACCTTGGATGTAGTAGTTTTCATTCCAAGCCTCAGTTCGTTCTTTGGTAGATGTTTTAAAATCAATAATTGATAGAGTGCCCTTATATTCTGCAATACAATCGACTCGACCAGCTACTCTGTATTTATCACTATAGAGTCCCGCTTCTTGTGCATGGATGTTATCTATATTACACAACACTCCTCTTCTTAGTCTTTTGAATAAGCACCAAGGAAGAAAATGTTTTGTATGTTCTGCAAACTTTTCAGGCGCTTCACTGTGCATATTATTGAGGTAGTCTTCACACATATGGTGAACCTTCGTACCTCTTGCAGCTGCAGTTCTTGCGATATGGTTTGCAACTTGTTCACCGACACGTTTACGCCACTCAAACAATCCTTTCTTATTACGGACTGATAGAACAGTAGTTATAGAAGGATACTTATTTCCCTCTGGTGTTACGTAAAACCTTTTTCGATTTATCGTTTCAGTTGTCAACTCTTTTAGCTCAACTGGTACATGATTATAATTCATTATTAACTTCTTCCATATTATATGTCACTTTAACATTTACAATGTTGTATAATGTATTCCAAGAATTCCAAATATTGTTTCTATGAGTAGCATAATACTCATAGGAATATTCTGGTGGAACATTACCCCAACCTATTTCTCTATCCCACTGTGATTGAGTATACTTCACACGGTTCTCATACGTTCAACTAATCGTTCTGCACGATTTGTTACTTGTCTATACCAAGAGCTGTCAACCATCTCATCTGCGGCAGCGTTCCAATCTTTGGCATCTACTCCACGTTTCATTCCTTTGAACTTACTCAAACGAGGGCGGCCCATGTTGAACATCATGTTTGCAATTATTTGTTGAACCTCTTCTGGCAAATCATCAAAGTTTTCGTATAGGATGTTGCAGTCTCGCAAGACGTTTTCGCAATCCTGCTCGAAGGCTTCAATGACTCTGGACTCACTGATTGAAGTCCCAAGCTCAGAGCCGTGTTCTGGGTCTGACTCAAGTACCAGATGACCCACACCAAAAGTAGCATAACCAAGATGATCGTTGTATATTTCATACTTAACACCCTCATCTAATTCTAGCTGTTTGCGTAACTTATCTACATCCATTATTCAATTCCTATTCCTAGTTTGGTCTTGTTAATAAGATAACTACGAACAAAACCAGAGCGAACAATGTCGCCTATGGTAAATTCTGTACAATTAAATTCTTCCATCTCTTCTAAGATACGTAGAAAGTCGTGTAAACCATTTTTCTCATTTGTCTTTTGTAAATCAGACTGACCAAAATCACCACAAAATACAATTTTAGAATCTTGACCAACTCTTGTGATGATTGTATCTAGCTCATGAAAATTCATATTCTGACATTCATCTACAATAATAATACTATTGTCAAATGTCAATCCCCGTAGGAATGAAGTTGACAGAAAATACAATGAGCCCTGTGCTTTTAACCTATCATATAGAGAATTGAACTGTTGTTCGTTAGGCATTTCAAACATGAATTGTACCATGTTCTGATAAGGCACTTGATACAGTGCAGATTTATCTTCTTCATCGCCTGGCAGAAAACCAATCTCTCTGGTAGGAATAAGAGAGCGAACTAATACCACTCTGTCATATTTTGTTTTTAAATCAAAAATATCTTGTAGTGCTAGATACAATGATACAAAGGTCTTACCTGTACCAGCACAACCAAAAAGAAATTGGTTATCTCCTTTTTTCCAAGTTGAAAAAACCAGTTTCTGATTGTCAGTGATAGGTTTAATAGTAGTTAAACTACTGTGATTGATTTCTTTATTTTTCTTTGCGGCCATGATATATCCTATTTAAAATGAGTGGGGAGTGCTAATTGGAGCTCTCTATAACACTCCCCTTGGTGCATGGGCGGATTGACTTCCAAGCTTACGTAGATACTGTGCATCTAATGCTGAAGTTTGATGTCTCGCCCGCACCATAATTATTTAGTAACTAAAGGGTTCTTTTTTTGGTGTTTTCTAACTATTTCTTTAGCCTTTAATTTTTTATGAGATTCACCAGTTTTGTACCTATCAGCCAAATGAGAATTAGGATGAGCAGATGCAATTTGACTCATACGTTCTTTCCATCCCTCATCATTCTTAGGGCCGACACCCATAATATGATCTCCTGTATAAGCAAACATTACAGGGATTTGTGTAATATTGGAGTTTGCTTTTAAGTATTTTTCTCTCTCACTGAAAGACAGAAATTCATCAAACACTTTACCTGTATTTGTATCTTTAAATTTATACGTTGGCATTATATTTCACTTCCTTTATGAACACACATGATTGATTTCACAGCAACTGCTTCTGGATAAACTGTTAGACCATATTCTTTTAGATTTTCAAGATCATTCCATATCCATTCTTCACATTTATCTTCGTTAGTAAATACGAGTGGTTTGCCTTCAAAGTGGCTTACTGCGACTGAATCAGGGTATACACCATAATCGGGAAACATCATAACAATTAGTATAACGAGCTCTTTCATTTGAAAAGTTCCATTTGTTTATCTCTGACATATTGCAATTCTATTATACGATTGTAAGCGTTTTGCAATTGTTCTTGAAGTTCTTTTACATTATTACGAAGTATTACATTTTCTTCTAATAGGTTTAAAGATTTATCTGTTTTTGATTCTTGCATCATTCTAAGTATGTAGTTCGACCGGCTTTCCCTTTGCATTTGTTTCTCCTAAAAACCATGCTGGTGTTTCACGTTTAGACCACTTTGCAAAACCAGACTTCTCTCTTATATAGTATTTCTGATATGCAAGTACTGTATCCTCACCCTTACATTCTTCTGGCATACATTGTGGTGGATCAGTAAATTTACCCCCATAAGGAATGTTGGTAGGAGTTTTAGCAAGACACTCTTTCAATCGTTCAGTCGCATGGGTTTTACCATAACGATGAGTATACTCTCTCATAAGAGCAGTCATGTGTCTCCACAACCAAATATAATTTTGAACACTAGAACGAGTCCAAATAGTACTAGGATGGTTTTTGTGAGCCATCTTGTACATACCTTTGGAGTCTGCAATCTCATCACCATCAAGAACACGATGTGTACTACACAACATCTGAGCAGACTCAAGTATCATCTTCACAACGTGTTTATCACAACTCATTTGAGCTGCAACTATGGGGTCTTCATCAAGGTAGAAAATATTCATTCTTCTAATGCCTCTTTCACTTTCTCTATAAGATTTTCATAGGTAGCATAACAACCACCTGTCCACTCACCATCTTCAAATTCACGAATATCAAGATTGCCTCCTGGCTTAGTTTGTCCATCAATAGACAATTCACCATCTTCCATAACTGATATTTCTATATGTTTCATTATGGATTCCTTTTACTGTGTGGTACATCAAAAACGAAAGTCAATCTATCTACATCACCAATGTTTAGTGCTTTGTGATACTTCTTATTATTAAACCAAAAGAAAGTGCCAGGCTCAATGATGTGCATCTCGGCATTTGGATCATCTGGTGAGTCACCAACCCAATATTTGTATATACCCTGCAAAGATAAATGATACCTATCTCTTGACAGATAGTACTTTCCATCATCTATATGCCAACCAACTGTATCGCCTGGCCTTAATCTAAAAAATGCAGCTCTAGAATGATTTTGACATTTATAACTTTTAAGAAATTTTCTTATCTGTGTATACTTTTCCCACAGTAGAGTCTTTTGTTGAAGTTGAGTATGTTTAGGATCACCAAAACCACCACGCATTGTGTTGTTGACTACTGCCATCATTAAAGGTAGGAAACCGTATGGTTGTAGATCACCAGCAGCACCTTTAATGCTACCAGCAACGTCCCAATCATTAGGATTATCTAACACTTGTTGGACAATATTTTTTACGTCCACATTGCGTTCAATAAATCTAAAATTACTCACCTAACTGGCCTACCTTTTTGTCCAATTTCCCAACGATAGAATATATGATCTTCAATTTCAACAGTCCTAGTTTTAGTTTCTGCCCATGCAGGGTTAACATAGTCAGCATGGTAGTGTGTAGCTCCATCTGTAATATCTATGAAGTTAACAGTATTATACACTATAGACTTAGCAATTGTCAATAACCTTTGATAAGTTTTTTTATCTCTTGGTTCATCACCTCTACCATCACAATACCAAGAAAACTGGCAACGATGTTTTACAGGATAGAAAGTGGCATCATTAGGATCAGGAGTTTGTCGAGTCTTCCAACTCTCTCTTGTTGGGCCTTGATACACAACTCCACAAATTGTATTTGGAAATCTCTTATCTTTTACTCTGTTCAAAACAACAGAAGATACACCAAGAAGTCCAGCACTACCTTGACCTCTGGCTTCATGGTACATATTAAGTGCAAGACACTCTACAGATGCACTTTTATCTTCTGGTATATCAGTAATTACTGGAGTGAACAACATCAGCCCTACTGAAACTAATTCAGTTAGATTCATTTTAGAGCCACCATCCACATAAAAAACCATATGGCAAATACTAAAATTCCAAAAACAAACATCATTAATTCATCATCAATGTTTTTCATTTTAGAACGCTACTAATGCAGCATAACCCATTCCAAAAATAAGAACAATACCAATAACATCATCAAGTTTCATATTTCTCACTTTAAGTAACAAGCTCCTGTCCAATTAATTGCATAACTACCTTCAAGGATGTTTCCACGAGCACCATTACGAGCAGGGGCACTATATCCAGCAGGCATCAAAATGTCACCAAACTTAAACTTCTTATCATCTTCAACATTAACGATAAATGCTTTAACACCATTATTTTTAGAAACAAGTTTGATATACTTATTACCAACTTTATATTCTAAACTTTCAGCATACTCTTCACACATTTTAAGATTAGTTGGCATGAAAGCATTAAAGTCTTCTTTCATGGCAGCCATCATTTTGGTCATACCATCAACAATGGTTTCAGAACCTTCTTTTACAAAACTAGTCATTACACTAACTCCAAAGCACGTTTCAACAATAACATTGCACCTTCATCGGTTTCAAAACCTTCCTCAGATGCAAAATCCATAGAACTAGAACCCATCATGGTCTTAGCGATACCATAATCGTACATGGCTTTTGCAACACCCTCTACGGTGTCAGACCAAACTGTTTTACCGTTTTTGGTAGTCATCTCAATTCCACCATTCACTGCATCTACATAATTAATCATAATATTTTCTCTCTCTCTCTTGATTATATTATTAGTATACCATACAAAATAAGGTTTGTCAACAGTTAATTTCACTTTTTTTGAAATTAATTTAAGCATAACGAATCCTTTATTTCTGATTATTACTAATAGTAACACACTTAGAGAGGATTGTCAAGTAAAAAATTAACGAGTGGCCTGACGATCTTTCTGAGGATAACCTTCAACTTTCATATACTTTTCATCCCAATCAAATGCTTCTTTGACTACATTATCAGAAAGACCTTTGAATTTACGATGCAACTCTTTATTCTTTGCAGAAACAAGCACTTCAGCATCAGTCTCATGCAACCCCTCTAGTAACTGAACGAACATACTTTCACGTTTGTTCTGGTTCAAGTCTGAATTACCACCCTCTAGATAGTGAAATAACTTTCGTGCCTCAGCATGAAGGTTAGTGTGTTCTGTACCTTCTGGAGCTTCATTCTTCTTGTAAGGAACTTCGCCATCTGGAAGAGCCCATTTAATTTTAGGGTCAAAAGATGATTTGATTACCATGCGTAGTGCATCGGAATCATAATATTTTAGAAAAGAAACCTTCTCTTTTTTTGTTTTAATCTTAGAAACTTTATCCAAGATTTCAGCTATTAGTAAGTCCATGTCAAAATTCTCCTATGGATTCTGTGAGATTCTTCAATCTCTTCTTTGTAAAATAATTTAGTAGTTTGCTACGGTCACCTTCTGGAGCATCTTGATACTCCTTTATACAAGCAGTAAAAATCTCTGATGGTGTTTTAGACAAGTCAATCAACTTTTGATTTCTTTGAAAATTACGTTTAATTTCACCGTCAGGTATAGCCATCTCAACTGGTACAAGAATTTCTCCTGTCCATTCTTCAATCTTCTTTTTGCCTAGCGGTTTTTGTCGTATCCCATCAACGAAGGTATTGTCTGGTGATAATACATTTGGAACTCCATCACTAGAGTCACCTTTAAGAATGTGTTCATCCAAGTATTTATGGGGATCAATACCATTCATCATCTTCTTAGTGATGGGGCTATATTGAGATACATTCTTAAATCTATGTAACTGAATAAAGTCTTTATCGCCAGAAAGGATTAATGTCTTTCCATTATCATATTCAAGTTCAAGACATAATGCTGCAATTACATCGTCAGCCTCTGCACCATACACCTCAACAAATTTGTATGGGAAAACATCTTTTAGTTCTTGTTTAATCTCATTGAGACAACCAAAGATTGCATCCCAATCTAACTTAGAACTTTCTCTACTCTTCTTACGATTAGCCTTGTAGTTTGGAAAGTGGTCACGCCTCCAGTAATGACGAGAATCAAAACAGAGAACTAACTCTCCAAACTCTTGTTTAAATCTACTACGATACATTCTTAGAGAATTAAGTATCATGTGACGCACCATATTTTCATCTGGTTTGGTGGTCTTATTCATATTCAGATGCATCATCATACTTGCTAATGATATCTGACTCACATCAACTAAAATCATGTTGGGTCTTTTTCCTCACTCTTTAAAAAATTTATTACACTTTCTATTTTATTATAATCCAAATAAAAATGTTTTTCACTATTGACATATTCAATACCACATAAAAGAGATACAACATCTTGAAATGGATGGTTTATATTATAGTTATTATAAGTTGCTGCTTTTAGTAACTCTGTTAAAAACATAATGTATGTAATGCTTTCATCATTAGGATCATCTGGTGCAATACCACTTTCTACAAGGTTTTGTAAAACAGCAATTGTACAATCACTTACTATACGATCACATTCAGCAAGTACTTGAGCTGCTTCAAGTTCATCTGCTGTTGAGTTCTTAACCCAAGGTCCATTTATAATATCAGCGGTCATTTTTTATTCTTTCTTTTCTTTGGGGAATCAACAGTAATACCATTTTCTTCATTATACATCTCTTGTGTATATGTAGTTCCTAACATTGGATAGAAAACACCGACATCAAATTTTGGTTCACCTTTTTTGCGACCAGACCAATAGTATGCTTGAGCAACACATTTTCTACTAGTCTTTTTTTCTTGATACTCTCCATAGAATGGATCAACATAATCACCATCTCGTAAATATTTAACAAGGTTACGAACATATCCTTCATGATCAGATTGTCTCGCATATGCACCTTTAACACCTTGCTTGTCAGCTCTACGTTCTGATGCAGCAAGTTCCTTTTGTGTTTTAATCCACTTTCTAACTTGTTTTGGATGGGCACGATGATCTTCTGGAAGAATACGCAAACTTTCATGAACACCAGACATACCATAATCTGGATTCTTTTCTGCACGTTTTGCCCTTGCCTTTTCAAGACGAGCAACTGCGGCTTCTTTCTGTTCCTCAGTCATGGGTTTACGTGCTTTACGAACCTTTTTTCTTTTAGGTTCTACCCATCCACTATTATCAGTAGTCGCTTTAATATTCTTTCTTTTAACCATTATGTTACCTCTATCATCCAGTGTACGATACCATTTAGGAAAATTGCAACTGCAACTGCATTTACAATTATAAGAGCTCTGTCATTCCATATGATAGAAACCCACAACCAACCAGCAACACCCACAGTCTGTAAAAACATATTCCAAGGATATAAATCATTAGTTGTTGCAATCATAGCAAAAATTAAAACAATAGAAGAAGCCCACTTCAAATACCAACTTAAAGGATGATGTTCCTTTAGTGGTGTTGATGTTGCAGAAGGATTCTCGTAGTCTTCTAATTCTTGTGTTTCTTCAGTATCCATTTAATCCTCTATAGATAATTAATGTTAACATTTACTCTTCTTTTTACATCAGTAGTAGAAGTGCTATGGTGAGGTTGAGTAGGATCAAAAAACAATATCCTGTTAGCAACGCTATCAAACTTTTCATTTCCAATAATGGTTCCCCCATCGCAAGCGTTTAATGAGAATAAAGCACCCATGTGTTCTTGTTTCATATCCACATGATCTGGATGATGAACTATCTCTGGAGTTCTACCATAAAGATTTATTTTAGCTCTCATGAGAAGTTTAAAGTCTGGTAGTTTCTCAAAGAGAGGCTCAAAGAAATGATAGTAGTCACTCTGTTTAGGTGGTGGAGGCATTGTTCCATCTTTCGGCATCTCTGCAAGTCCCATGTATAACATATGTATGAAATACATATCGCTCTCTTCTTCAGAACCGTCAGCAACACTGTAACTGTAGTGCCAATCAATATCTGGACCACTAACAGCATCTATTATCTTTTTAAAATCTTCTTTTGGTAAGAAATTATCAACAACATATGGTTTCATTAGTACCCTGACTCCTCAAGTCTTTTTTCAAGGTTCTTTTTAGTTCTACGAGTAGCAGCTGCTTTAGACTTTCGTTTCTTTTCACCCTTGGTCATGTAAAATTCTCTTTCACGCAATTCATTAAAAAAACCATCGTCTTGTAGTTTATTTTTAAGAACCCGCATAGCCTTATCTACGTTATTATTACGAACTTGTACTTTCATCTTCTCTTTCCTGTTGTTGGATCACTCTGTTCAGTTTTTGATAAAACCTGTAATCCACCTTTGTTATATGCTTGACCAATAACATATTGGTTAGATATATCTAGTTTATAACTATTATCCTCTTTTGTACATGGAGTCCAACTAGAGGTATCTATTTGGTGGAGCCGGGCGGGATCGAACCGCCGACCTTCTGGTTGCAAACCAGACGCTCTCCCTACTGAGCTACGGCCCCTATTGGTACTCTCGACAGGACTCGAACCTGTGACCCACGGCTTAGAAGGCCGTTGCTCTGATCCAACTGAGCTACGAGAGCCTATCCTCATTCTCTTTAAATACTTTGCGTGTTCTTGCTCCGCAGCAAGTAACGACTTAGATTTCTTCTGTTTCTTACGTTTACGACTGCTCGTAGTTGTGTAATAAACAGGTAATAAATGCATACCACTCATTTTAATATAATACCATAGTCAAATACATTTGTCAACACTTTTTTTTAATTTAATACAGAAGCTTTAAAATCAAATGCAAGATTTGAATCATAAGGTTCAAGTAACACATTTATATAGTCAATAGCCTCATCTAATTCCCAAAATAAAGCACCAGACATATCCATAAGAGGATGGTCTTGCACATGGATGTCATCAGATACAATCACCACTGGTTTCTGTAAACTGTATCCCCATGCAATCTCAAATGTCGTACCATAAGAAGCCCTTCGAGCATTAATTTCTTTGGGAAGATATGCTAAAATCAAATCACAAGATGTTGTATCCATGTAATTTTTCATCATAATTCTTTTTCGTGCTTCTGGATCATCAGAATGTGTTTCTGCACGATAGGGATTAATACCCACAAGATTTTCATTAAATCCTAGATAACACTTTTGTCTCCATTGATTAATCTCATGGTTACTACATCCCTCAATGGGCCCTGCAAGATATACAAACTTTTTCATTGATAAACTTCCTTCATTACCCATTGATTATTTTCAAAACAAGCAGTTCCTTTAACATTTCTTAACTCTTGTCCTACCGTAACTTTAGATATAAACTCTCTACAGTTACCATTCGTTGCAACTGGGCCCTGCGTTACACTAAATCCTTTATCTGGATTTTCCCAAGTAGACATTTGACCATTACCATTAGTAGTTAGTGTTTGTTTTAATAATAATGTAGCGTGTATTTGATCTACCTTATCAAAGTGAGCACCGATCTCATGACCAATTACCAACCCAGCAACTGCTCCACCAGCACTTAGTAATGGATCACCACTACCCAATGCAGCACCAATCACAACACCACTAACAGCACCAATCTTTGCTTTAGTTACATCAGTAGACCAAAACGATTCTTTAGAAGCCCAAACACCTTTGGCGGGAATGTAATAATCTTCAGATGTACATCCTGTTACTGCACTGCACCCAAGGGAGGGGTTGATACCCGAAGGCATCAAACACCCACTCAGAGAGAAAGCAATAATACTACTGAGAAGTACTGTTTTCACTGGAAACCAACTTTTCTACGTTAACCATTGATTTCGCTTCATCTGATTCTTCAGACTTAGTAACTTCTGCTTCAAGTTCTTTCCAAGCTTTGTTGGAACGCAAACGAGAGTAGACCATACGATCTTTACGCATACGATTGTAAATGATCTTTGCAGCTTCTTTATCAGAATACTCCAAGAGAACAAATGCACGATATTGAGTACCGGCAGGGAAAACATCTACCTTGACAGGACTATACCCTGCAACATCAACATTTGCAATAATGTTCTTTGAAACCTTTTCAATTTCCATCATCACAGTAGCATCAATGTCAGTTTGACCCAACTTTGCCATCCATGATTTTGTCATTGATTTAAGTTTACCGTTGATACGGTCTGCAAGAACAACCTTTGCATTGATAGTTGCAACATCTACAGCAAACTGTAAGTCTGGTGCAGTTGCAGAACCAACTGTAAAGATAGAACCTTTCTTCTCAGGCATCTCGTTATACCAAGATGGTATGACAGAAACAGCAGCATTTACTTTTGCAGTTTTGTAAATAACCTCTGGGGTTTCTGCAAAAGGTTTTGGTTCTTGACTTGCACAAGCACTAAGAACCAGAGCAAGTGTAGACACACTCGCCATTAATTTGGTATTCATCATTTAATCTCCTTCAATGTTTCTACCACACTATCCCTAGCGCCACCTGGCTCTAGAAACTTATATTTGACTACAGGTACGACACTTGGATAATACGCACAAATGACAATACCTACAATCATTCCCATAATAAATTTAAACATTATTCAGACT